CAACAACAATGGGGATATGCTCGTGCCGCCAGTATGTTAACTTGCGGAAAGACACATTATACAACTGATGCTGATTTAGTAAAAAAGGCAATGAAGACTTCGAAAGCGCGTCAATGGTTTCGTAAAACATGTAAGAGACGAGCATGAGTGACTCGGTAAGTTTTGCGATGGTCTCGTTTCTTTTTTCCGTTACGACAGGTCTTTCCACGATTACATGAACTTGCGTAGTAACCGTATCTCTGGAAAACACCTAAAAAGGTTGGTAATAAATGTTCCGAATGAGTTGCCTTTGTCAATTTTTTCATAAGGTCGTAAACACTCTTCATAAGTGCTCGTTTGGACGAAAACAAGAATACGTGATTTTTTACAATAATTTGTAATTCAGAGTATGGATATACTTCAGATAATACTTCAAAGAAGTGACGGTAAATACCTTCCTTCTCTGGTGTATAGTTGTATGCTACACAAAACAGAAAATCCATTCCTGGTGGTGCAGTAGGTCCTGATTTAATTAATTTATCGTAATGTTCCTTCACTTGTTCAAATGATGGATCGGGAGGAGGACAAATTACACGCGGATCTTCCAAACACTGATCGCGTAATTTTTTGTTTACCCGATTATGCAATTTGTATAACCAATGTTGGACGTTTTTTTCAATGGGTATTTCTGATAAAAATTGAGCAGTGCTTTCACGACAGAATTTACAGGGTAAAATATCCTTTAAAGTCTCGAAAAATCGTTCTGGTTTTTTAGGGTTTTCGTGAGCGATTAAATGTAATAATTGCCACCCACTCGGCCCCCACGCACGAGTATCCATTACCTTGTATCTCTAAAATTATATACACTAATCATAATTATGTCTTCTCCTACTTCTCCTTACATCGCACCATCTTCTACTCCTTCCGATAAAAAATGGTGGGATCCATTTGGACTTTTTGCTTCTAAACCAGCAACACCTACTCCAGCTCCCACAACCGCGGGAAAACGTCGCCGTCATCACAAAACAATGAAGATGGAAAAAGGTGGTCGTCGTAAGTCATACAAAGCAGGATACCATCACGGAAAAAAGCATTCTCGTAAGTAGATAAATGGCAATGAAATCAGTTCTCTCTCATTTCGTTAAGAAGACCGTTAAGACACTTTTCGGTGGTCGTCGTCGTAAGTCTGTAAAAGCAGGTCGTCGTCATCACAAGACTGTCAAAGCAGGACGTCGTCATCATAAACATTAATCGGTGTCATTGCGTAATTGAAACGTAACCCATCCACCGTGTGTATATTTTTCATATTTTGCTTCAATTTCCTTGAGCATGCCTTGGATACTCCAGTCTCGAGTTCCACGATTTGTCTCCCACCATTGTTTGAATCTGTCGGTAAGAGCAGGTTTTCTGACTGGAATAATATTTTGTTCACCATCTACTGTTGGTCGTGTACATTCATTGATGAATCTTACAATCGCATTGTTTTCTTCACGATATTCGTTCGTGTATTCAAGAACTTCTGCAGGAGGAATCAAGTCTTCATAACGATACTTGGTATACGATTGAATAAGAAATGCCAAGAAACATTTTCCCCATTCTTCTGACTTTACTTTGCGTTCAATAGACATATCCATCTTGAATTGATTTGGACCTTCTGGATTTTGAACGAATCGTGAGATGAAGTTTAGAACAACGAAACGGCGCCAAGTACCGCTATCGTTTGTGTTAATCTTTGGTTTGTCATTACATGCTAAGTTCAACTTTGATTGTAATTCAAATTCTATCATTGATTTTGCCCCTGCATAAAGATCACGAGCAATAATCTTTTCCGAAGATGTTAATTCCTTCATTAAACCAGTATTCAATGGAACTGCTTCGTCTGGTTCTTGCATAGTTGCGAAACGACGACCTTTCAAACGAATAACTTCTGGAGCAGCAGAACTTGATTTTCCACGACCTTGTGTTAATAATGAGATAGGTACTTTACAAGCATAATCTCCAAGAGCACGTTCCATCAAACAGATTAACATCGATTTACCGTTAGAACCTACACCTGTGAGAATATGAAACTTTTGATTTCCAGCTCCGTTTAGACATTTGGCAAGATAGTGAATAACATAGTCTCTGACTCGTTCAATCGGAAAGATCTTTTCCAAGAAATCTTTGATTTCAGGCCATTCTCGGTATTCTTCATAACTTCTTTCGGCATCGTAATCAAGATTGGTTGAGAACGATACATAATCTTCTTGTTTTCCTGGACGGAATTGACAAGTTTCCATATCAAATATACCATTTCTACAGGCCAACAAGTTACGGTTTTCATCAACTCTTTTAGTAAATGTTTCATCCAAGAACAATTCTGAACATTCACGCATAACATTTGTTTTGAAACTTGTTTTCTTGAGTTGAACAGCAACTTTTATAAGATCTTGTTGTGTTAAGAATGCATTACAGAATCCACAACCACACGCTTTTGGATCCTTGGCATCACATTCTTCAAGAGAACCATCTGTCAATTTTTGTCCATAATAACCTGCTCTTTCAATGTATAATTTCCAAACACCTACAGATAATTCTTGTTGTAATTGTACACCTTTATCTAATTCAAGCCATCCATGACCTATGAATTTGAACCATACGTTCTTTCCAAAGTTTACACATTTGTATTCATCACGGAATCTGGAATATACAACCGATGCTACATCATATTCTGTTCCTCCTCTAGAATTATCAATCTTGCGAAGGATGTTTCTCTTTTCAATTTCGTTGTATTGTTCTGGGTTGTCTTCTCTGGACCACCATCGAAGCGATCCAATACCTACTTTTTGTCCGTTGTTGCGGTAAGAGAATGAGTTCCACTTTGCAATACATTCACGAACATTGAATTGTGTTGAAGATTTGCGACTGAATTCTTCAAATTCGTCGTATAATTCAGGATGAATGTTCTTGAGACACATACCTACTTCAATCCATTCTTGATATTCAGTTGAACGATGGTCTCCTAAGTTTTCAATGTGTTCGCGATAGTATTGACGTTCTTCTGGAGTCAATGGACGAATTGTTGGTGTTGGTGAAGAATCACGTGAACCTGGAAGACGACGTTCTTGAGGACGTCCACGAGCAGGTGCCAATGCTCTTCCTCCTGAAATACGCACATTTTCTACATTTGTTTCTGGAAGATTACCGTATAATTGTTTTGCTTCTTCAGTCATAGGCGTTTCCTTGGTATCATCGAGTTCGCGAATATCAAGTCTTCGTAATAAGTCTACTGTAAATCTGACTGGAGAATCATCCACTCTTGCTTCTCCACCTTTGTTCACAAATACACGATAGGTTATGATGTAAGGTAAACCTTGTGGTTTAGCAGCGCCATACATAGTCCATCCTGAAGATCGTTGTGCAACAGCACGGTCATAGACCTTAGACCATTCAGATTCAACTAATTGAAGACCTTCAAATATTTCACCCATTTGACTGAGAACTACATCGCGAACCGCCATTTCAATGTATTTGCTGGTACGAAGTTGTGGAACCATCAAGTGAACTCCACCTGCCATACCTTTTTCACCTTTCTTGACTGGAATTGATTTTTCCATAATCATGACTTCAACTTCTCCGTTTACTGTTAAGAATTTCTTGAGTGCTGCTACATATGCTTGTGTGAATTTTACGATTTGTGTTTGTGTGTGAAGATTTGTGTCTGTTCCTGGAGGATAGAGAAAGTCCAGATCTACTTTGCAAGGACCGAGTTTTGGATAAGGTGCTTCAATCAACCAGACCCTGTTTCGTTGTCTTTCTACATAGTTGTAGTACAGTTGGTAAAACTCATCTCTGTCGTCTTCACCTATGAAGTATTTACCGTTTCCTAGAGGTCCAGAACCATTCGTCATGTGTGTATGAGGTTCTCCAGCTACAGTAACTCGCTTGCGTTCCAAGAATGCGATGAGTCCACTCGTTCCTGCCATTTTCTGTTGGTGTGTGTTCTTCCAAGACAATGTTCTGTCAACCGATTCGTTTTGAACGCACAGAATTGAGTTATCAAAAACGAATTTCAATTTTAATATAAAATATATAAGCATACAAACCATGAATTTCTGTCCAGACTGTAACAACTGTTTATATGCCCTCGAAGAGTCCGGCGAGGCGGCTGGATTCAAGTGTCGTAAATGTCCGTATGTAAAAAATATTACACACGAAAATCCTCTTGTTTATGAACACAATCTTCGTGAAGATGCTGCCGTTCGATTAACTGCCAATCCATATTTAAAAGATGATCCAACATTACAACATTTCAAGACCATTCAATGTCCTACAAAAGGTTGTCCATCAGATGATGTTGTAGGTTACAAATTAAGTGTTCAAAATCTGGTTTGGTTATACCAATGTACAAAGTGTAATGCTACATGGAAACAATCTGCTAGACGATCTTAAGTAAACAAATTAGGAATATTACGTAATATAATATAATAATGATTCGTAAGTTATTCATTTTTGCATTATTGGCTTCAGGAGGAGGATTAGGACAAACTGTTTCTTCTACTGGTACTGCTACAAGATCTAGAGCTGCTGTGTCTGTAACAGGAACTGCTACAGACACTGGAACTATGACGAGAACTTTGACAGGAAGTGGAACAAGATCTAGAGCAGCAGCTTCTGGGAGCCCTACTGATACAAACACAGTCACACGATCTAGAGCAGCAGCAACTACAACACCTACGGACACCAATACTGCTACAAGAAGTAGGGCAGCCGCATCAGTTACTTCTACGACTACTGGAACTGGAACTCGTTCTCGTGCTGCTGCCTCAGTAAGTAGTACTGGAACATCTACTATGACAGCAACTAGAAGTAGAGCACCTGCTTCTATATCAGGAACAGGAACATCTACTATGACAGCAACTAGAAGTAGAGCAGCACCTTCTATTTCAGGAACAGGGAGTCCTACTATTACACGCTCTGGAACTAATACTGGAACAGGAACACTTAGCGGAACTGCGACTCGTTCAAGAGCTCCTGCCTCAGTAAGTAGCACTTCTACAGGAACAGGAACTGCTACAAGAAGTAGAGCACCTGCATCTGTATCGGGAACTGGAACACCTACGGACACCAATACTGCTACACGCTCACGTGCTGCTGCCTCAGTAAGTGGAACAGGAACACCTACAGATACCAATACTGCTACCCGCTCACGTGCTGCTGCTTCTGTTTCAGCAACAGGAACACCTACTGACACCAATACAGCAACAAGAAGTAGAGCAGGTGCCTCCGGGAGTCCTACCATTACATCAACTGGTACTCTTACTCGCTCTGGAACTAATACTGGAACAGGAACGACTACGAGATCTCGTGCTGCAGCCTCAGTAAGTATTACTAATACTGGAACAGGAACTGCAACAAGAAGTAGAGCAGGTGGTTCAGTATCAGGAACAGGAACTCCAACAGATACTAATACTATGACAGCAACTAGAAGTAGAGCAGGTGCTTCAGTATCAGGAACTGGAACACCTACGGATACCAATACTATGACAGCAACTAGAAGTAGAGCAGGTGCTTCAGTATCAGGAACTGGAACACCTACAGATAGCAATACTATGACAGCAACTAGAAGTAGAGCAGGTGCTTCTGTTTCAGGAACTCCTACAGGAACTGCAACTCTTACTCGTACAGTAACATCTACGGATACTAACACTGCTACTCCTACACGCAATGCTCCTTCTGCATCTGGCACTTCTACAATTACTCGCTCTTTTTCTCAAACTACTTCTGGAACATTAACACCATCCAATACAGGAACAATAACTCACACTATAACTGGAAGTAATACCGGAACACTTACCCGAACAACAACAAATACTGGAACTTTAACTGGAACATCTACCCGAACAACAACGAATACTGGAACTCTTACTGCTTCTTTGAGTTCTGGTGCTTCTTCAAGTTCTACTTCTACCATTAGCAGTTCACTTACTGTTTCAACATCTTTATCTTCTTCTCTAACACCAACTAAAAATTATATAGGTGCCGCTCCTGTTCCAGTTGCCGTTGTTCCTGATACTTCTTCACTTGTTGGTGGAATTGTTGGCGGAATTGGAGGTTTAATGTTGATTAGTGCTGCTATTGGAACTATTGTTGTTGCTTATTTAGGAAACCGTCGTCGTCTTGCTAAAGTTCATGTTGAACAACCAAAAACAATAATCAATCCATTTAGTGTCCCAAAAGAAAAACAGGAACAACATGTTATTAATATGAATGAACAGGATGATGTAGTATTTACACCTGTTACTACTCGCAAGGAACGAGCATTAACTGTTCCTCCCCCTACAATTGAATCTCTTCGAATGTCTCAACGCATTTCTTCTCGTGATTTATTACCTCCTCTTCCACCACCTGAACCATTCATCATTAACAACAAAAAACGTGACCTATCGACTAAGTTTGTTCAATCGGGACGCAATGTTTTTAAACCTTTAGTTGTAAGAACACCTGATACATCTTACATTCCACCACCACCTCCACCACCAACTGATAACACAACTTGACGAACATGAGGATTTGGACTTCCATCATACATATACTTTGTGCGATGATACACATCTACTTCTCGAAGAGACATGTCAAACATCTGTCTAAGTAATTGAAACAATCCAACATAGAATGTTTCGTCAAGATATGAACCATTTTGAAGTTGTGTTCGTTTGTTTCCTCTCCATTGATTGCCTCTTGTTGTGTATTCGTATTCAAATAGAACAATTTTGTGTTTAACTCCTGGATTATTAATTGCTCGTTTTAAGTCATTAATAATCTTTGGCATATCCATACGCTCAAGAGCATAAAGGTATGCTTGAGCTACAGAGTTATTGTTCATTAATAAGCAATTGGTGATAAGACTATTCATTTTGTTTTGGGAGGAACTGATTTAAGGATTGTCGGATCCGTTTTTCCCAAGACTAATATAATGAGTAGCAAAACTGCTAAGAAGTTTTGTAGTTGTATCAAGAAGGTTCGCAAGACCATAAAAGCACGACCTGGATCAAGCAAAGAAAGTGGTGCCATAGCAGTATGCACTACTCGTTTACTTTGGCCTCACGGTAAAACATTGCGTTCAGTCAGTTGCAAGAAACGCATGACCTTAAAAACCCAGAAACGCACTCCTAAATAAACTTTCA